CCAGCCACTCCCGAGGCCGCCAAGTGGACCGGCTGGGCGATGGCCCTGAAGCCAGCCTGGGAACCCATAGTCCTGGCGATGAAGCCGATGGACGGCACCCAGGCCCACAATGCCCTGACCTGGGGCGTGGCGGGCATGAACATTGACGCCGCCCGCATCGGCGAGAACCCCGGCTACAAGTACAACGCCGACAAGAACGGTACGACATTCCACGGTAAGCAGGGAGAGCGAATCAAGCAATCGGCCGCCAAGAAGGGCGCAGCCACCATCGAGGCCACCAAGGGCCGATGGCCCGCCAACGTGCTGCTGGACGAAGGCAGCGCGGAGATTCTCGACGAGCAAAGCGGCTACTCCAAGAGCAGTGCCAAGCCTCGCAACAACGGCGACTTCAAGAGCCCGTCGAAAGGTGCCGAGAAGGCACACGTCACACATGGCCATGAAGACGAGGGTGGCGCGAGCCGGTTCTTCTACTGCGCTAAAGCGAGCAAGCGTGAGAAGGGCGCTGACAACGATCACCCAACTGTTAAACCCGTAACACTCATGGACTACTTGCTCAAGCTGCTTTCGACGCCAACGGGCGGCGTCATACTCGATCCTTTTGCCGGCAGTGGCACGACTCTTGTAGCCGCCAAGCGGCTTGGTCGGACCTGTATCGGCGTTGAACTCACTGACCATAATTGCGACATCGCTATCGAGCGCCTCAACAGAACAGAACCAGAATAATGATCGAAGAACTCAAGCTAATCACGCGGACCAGCAGCGGGCGTCTTATCAAGGTGCCCGCCGCAATCGAACGGCGAGACGGCCGTATCTACTTTGTCAAGTCGCCCTTCTCGTTGAAAGACGAAATCAAAGCGATGAAGGGCTCGAAGTGGCACGGGTTCGAGGAAGAGGGCGACGGCCCTTACTCTGGTAAGAAGGTCTGGTCGGTTGAAGACTGCCAGCGAAACGGATTTCAGCTTTCATTGCTGTGCGGTGAAGACGTTTTCGAGTGGTTCGACCGTGAATTGGTCAGGCACGAGTACCAGCGACCGCTCATGCCTCACCAGAAGGACTTGACGGACGCCGGCTTGACATATCACTACCAGTTGTGGGCGGCGGAAATGGGCACCGGCAAGACGCTCTCGGCACAAGAGTTGATCGAGCGTGCCGGTGTCAACGACTGGTTTTGGATTGGCCCAAAGACTTCTCTGCCAAACATTCAGCGAGAGTTTCGTAAGTGGAAGTTTCCGGCCGAGAATTTCGACATACAGTATCACACCTACGAAGGTCTGGTCCGCGTGATAGACGAGTGGCCGCAAGGCGTGCCGCCGCCCCACGGACTGATTTGTGATGAATCATCCAGGCTCAAGAACGCCACCAGTCAACGCTCCCGCGCCGCTCAACGTCTCGCAGATATGATCCGCGCGAAGTGGGGCTTGGAACACGGTTACGTGATCGAGATGTCTGGTACGCCGTCGCCAAAGACACCTATTGACTGGTGGAGTCAGTGCGAGATTGCGTGGCCCGGCTTCCTGCGGGAAGGCAGCGCAAAGGCGATGGAGGCCCGGATGGCTTTCATGGTCGATCAGAAATTCGAGACAGCCGCCTTCAAGAAGCGGATTGGCTGGAAAGACGACGAGACCAAGTGCGACGTGTGCGGCGAGAGCCGTGACGAAGGGCCGCACGAATTGAATGGTCTGACCGACCCGGCCGAATATCACCCCTACAAACCAAGTAAGAACGAGGTAGCCTATCTCTACGAGCGGCTCAAGGGGTTGGTCATTATCAAGCACAAGAAGGACTGCCTGAATCTGCCTGACAAGCGTTATCGGCAGATTGTGTGCAAGCCAAACGCCAGCACGCTTCGCGTGGCGAAAGCGTTGATGGAGGCGGCCCCGAACGCGATTACCGGCATGACGTTGCTCCGAGAGTTGAGCGATGGCTTCCAGTATCGAGAGACTAAGGACGGCCTGACGAAATGCCACCATTGCACGGACGGTACGGTGGAGGAATGGTTCAAACCGGGTGACGTAGAGCGGGTCTTTTCCAACATCGACTTGCTTGACGACGAGTTGGTTTCGCAACTTGAGAAGCGGAGCGTAACTTGCCCGGTGTGCGGCGGCAAGCAGGAAGTAGACAAGATTGTCCGTGTTACGCGGGAAGTGCCTTGTCCGAAGGACGCAGCCCTGCGGATGCTGCTTGACGAGTGTGAAGAGACCGGACGTATCGTGGTCTTTGCCGGCTTCACGGGGTCAGTTGACCGAGTTGTGAAGCTGGTCAAGAAGGAAGGCTGGAGCGCGGTTCGCTGCGACCAGGGTAATTTCACCATCCTGCCACACGATAATGAGGAAGCGGTAACGGAAGAGCCGCTAGACTACTGGGCGAACGTCGAAGCGCATCCGCGTGTGGCGTTCATAGCGAACCCCGAGTCGGGAGGCATGAGCCTCACACTGGTAGAGTCCCGCATGGCGGTGTATTGGAGCAACTCGTGGAAACCTGAGTTTCGCATCCAGTCCGAGGATCGTATTCACCGCAAAGGCATGGACGAGAATCTAGGTTGCACCATCGTTGACCTGATTCACTTGCCGAGCGACCGGCGCGTGCTGGATGTTATCCGGGCGAACCGTAAGCTGGAATTGATGACGATGGGTGAGGTAATGGATGGCGTCAACTGGGATGACGCCGCAACCCAGGACGGCGAATTTGAGGAATACCGAACATGATTGGCGAAACGACAATCGACGAAATGGACGACAAGGCAACATACGAGATCACGTTCTACAATGGCGACTGGAAAGTACAGCCGTCGCGGGAGCGTATCACCGACTGCCTCACCCATGTTTTTCGTAACCGAGACGCAGCCCATGTCACGGCGATTCGAGTCCGACTACCTTACGCCCACGAAGAAGAGGGTATCTACCATGTGGCCCACGTTGACGTGGTTTTTGGGGACACCCACAACGAAGTTGTAAGAGACGCTTTCTATGGGGCCTTGCTTAGTAGGTTTGTCCCCGAATACGACAGTCTACTTGAAATCGAGATTGTCGAACCACTAACTGTTTGAACCCTGTTTCACATTGGATTGGAGCCTTGCACTATGAAGTCTGCCCTGTTGTCCCTCGTCGCGCTCGTGCTGCTTGCCGGTACGATGTTTGCCGCGACCCCGAACGCTGTCATTGTACCCGACGTTCCTGTCATCACCGTGCCCCTAGCGCCTATTTCGCCCACCATCGACTTTAACGCCGTCTTTGCCAGCAAGCCCGCCGTCGAGCCCGCAACCCCGACGCAAGCCAAGATTCTTGCCGACTTGCAAGCCGTGAGCGTTCTCGTGAAGGTACACGGCGGCAGCGGTAGCGGCACTCTTGTTACGCGCCAGGTTGGCGACGTGACGAAAACTTACGTCTGGACGGCCGGACACGTCGTTCGTGAGGAAATGAAGAAGGACAAGACTTTCAACAACGTACTGATCTGTCAGGAATTCCGACACAAGGGCAAGTCGATTGGCAAGTCGGAAGTGCAAGCCAAAGTCATTGCCTACAGCGATCCCGAAATGGGAGAAGACTTGGCCCTCTTGGAGATTCTGCAAGACAACTTTCGCCCTCTTACAATCAGCGCCAAGTTCGATCTGACTGCCGAAGTGCAGGACATTGGGACCAAACTGGTTCACGTCGGCTGCACGCAAGGTCTCTATAACTCTGTCAGCTACGGTGTCATTTCGCAAACCGACATTGATCTGTTGAAGACCGGCAAGATGTTCGAGCAGACATCGACGATGGCCTACCCCGGCTCGTCTGGCGGCGGCATGTATCTCGAAGACGGCACCTATATCGGTATGCTGACTCGTGGCGGCGGCGCTGGCCTGAACTTCATCGTACCCATGCGTCGAATTCTGCCGTGGGCCAAGTCGATGAATTGCGAGTGGGCACTGGACCCCAAGGTCAAGGTGACGGAAGCCAAGCTGTTCGACGGCACCGAGAGCGTGCCGCAAGCTGACCCGATGGAGAGTATTCGGGCCTGCATCCGTAGTATCATCGGTGACATCATTGACAGCGACAAGGGACGAGTGTGCGCCCCTCCCCGTGTGCATCCTTACCACA